GTCTCAGGAAGAGCATTACGAGGAGCGCAAACTTGACGAGGAGCCAAAGAGTCACAAGGTCCATCTACCTCAGAGAAAGAAGGATCAGTGATGAATGTAAGCTGAGTGGTGTTACCAATCATCTTGAAGTAACCACGTTGTTGCTCAGCAGTCATTGTAAGCTGGTTCCAGATGTGCATCCAGTCACCATATTGACGGTCAATGCGTTGACCACCAATCTCGACCTCAACCTGGGCAATAAGTTGCTCACCTGGGAAATCCAACCAACGGGCATAGACACCAGTTCCAGAACCTTGGGCAAAAGAAGCAATACCCATAAGTTGGTTAATCTCGGGTAAAGTTACTTGCAAGTAAGTTCTGTAAGCAAGATCGCCGTTTCGGCTGATTGTGCATTGAACACGACGACCGAAATCAGCTTGACCATTGAAAGTTTGTTCAATGGATTCGATGGCAAAGTTAGTATATCTACGATATGTCACCTTCCAGAAAGTAATTTGAGGGTTACCAGTTAGGTAAACATCCTGAGCTCCGTAAGCTACGAGTTGCATTAATCCGCCTCCCATTTTATACATTCCTAAAAGAAAAAAATTTTTTGGAAAATTAATTAATTAAAATTTAATGAATTAATTTTTTACTTTAAATACCTACATTTTATAATAACATATTATTAATGTTGGTATTTTCCTTCATAAACATAGCTAAATATTCTTCGTCAAATACTTCTTTTTTCCCTTCATGATTTTTTGTAAAAATATAAGAATCTTTTCTTTTTTTTATTGACCACCCATTATCTAAAGCATTAAACAAAAAAACCATTTTTTGAAACTTTATCTTATCTATTTCCACCTGTTTATTTTCTATTTTCACTTCTATATCCATTAATTTACTAAATGAAACAAAATTTATAATTTTAACTATTTATAATTTTATTCAATGTCTAAACTTTTTTACCTTTTTCTTTATATTTCCTTCATCATCTAACTTGTCCAATTCATATAATTCATCTAAAACATCTAGGTCATCTAAGTCATCTAATTTGTTTAATTCTTCTAATTCATCTAAAATATCTAATTCATCTAAATTTGATTCTTCTGCAGAACATGACGAAATATAATCAGTGCATCGCCTTTCGTTTTCTTTTATTAAAATCTGAAGAACTAAATCATCGGTAGGACTAGTATTTTTCCATTCATTATTTATAAATGACATAACTGCCCACATAAATTTATTTGTGTAGCGTTCAATATAAAATTTATTACGTAATTCCTCTATATCCTTAAAATTATTCTCATTATTTTTGTAAATTCTATTATATATCAATTCCACTATTTGGTCTGCTATATTTACAGTCAAATTACGTTTTTCGCTTGAACCAAAGAGATTATAGGTATTATCCAAAGATATAACCATTATTACATATGGTATTGTTTCAGTTTCTTCTTCGGACATTATAATATTATTTTATTGCGTTTAAATCCGTTTTTTATATATTTTGAAAAAATTACTAATTAAATATTTCTGTATTTTGTTATATATAACCATTTAATGCCATCTTTTAAACCAAAGGCCACCAAAAAAATTAAAATTTGTAAAAAATATTCTACCACTTTAGATGGTAAACATAAAGAATTTGTTAATGAATTTGTTAAAGACGAATTCGATAATATTCCTAGATTAAAACAAGAAAAAAATGACCTAAAAACACAATTAGAAATCGACATTCATCTTCCAATTGAACAAATAATGGAAATAAAAGACAGAATCAAAGAAATTAATGAAACTATTAAAGAATTAAAGAACAAAAAAAATAACTACTTTCTCGATAACTCTAAATATATATTTGAATACTTTGAAAATAAAAAAAACATAAATAACGTCGAAGATAATAACAAACTAGTCACCTCTAAAAATCAATTACTTTTTAATATTTTTAAAGTCAAACAAGACGACACAGATAAGGAAAAAAATATTAATGAAAATAAAAATAAAAATATTGTGCAAAAATATTTGAGTAATATTGATGAAACTTTTTTAGATATGAACGCATTTGTTAGAGAAACTGACATCTGTCAAAGTTGTTATAAAGGAGAACTTATTCCCCTTGATGATGAAGGTGTTCTCATTTGTAATATTTGTGCTGTTAATGTCCCTTATTTAATCGAAAATGAAAAACCGAGTTATAAAGAACCACCTAAAGAAGTTTGCTTTTATGCTTACAAAAAGATTAACCATTTTAAAGAAATTTTGGCTCAATTTCAAGGAAAGGAAACCACTCAAATTCCCGATGATGTCATTAATCAAATTCATCAACAAATCAAAAAGGAACGAATTGGAATTGAACAACTAACACACCATAAAACTAAGGAAATCCTTAAAAAATTGGGATTTAATAAATATTATGAGCACATCGCATTTATTAAAAATAAACTAGGAATTAAACCTCCTGTTTTTAGCCCTGAATTAGAAGACACGTTGTGCAATTTATTTATGGAAATTCAAGCCCCATATGCTAAAACTTGCCCTGATTATCGTGTCAACTTTTTGAATTATTATTATGTGCTTTTTAAGTTTTGTGAGCTTCTAGAAGAAAACCAATTTTTACACGATATTCCGTTATTGAAAGATCGTGAAAAACTTATTGAACAAGATGAAACTTGGAAGAAAATGTGTGTTGAATTGAATTGGGAATTTATTCCTACTGTTTAATTTATGGTCTTGGCATATTTGCTTCACTTATTTCCCTTTGCTCTATATACGCTAATGGATTAATTTCTTCTTCTGTTGTAAATCCTTTGCCGCCTTGTTGTCTTCTATTTCTTCTCATTTTTCTTGAAGACCTTCTATTTTTATTAGAAGTTCTTCTTTTTGATTTACGTTTTCCACCAAATGACCCACTTAAGTTGTTGGGTGTTCCGGAAATATCTGGAACATAATCATTTTCTTCAGACATTGTGCTAATTCTAGGTCGTTTAGTAGGTGTGCTATATATCTCTAAATCATTATCTGCCCTAATGGTTGCCATCATTTCTTGAGCTGTTTGTTTTTCGTTATAAAAAGGTGAACTTGTTGGTGGGTCTATAGCGTTTCTAAAAATCTCTACAGACATTCTAGGATTATGTTGAAATAAATATCCTATATCAGCTTCTGTAAACCCTAAATCTAGCAATGCTTGTCTATCATCTTCACCAAACCCACCTCTCATTTTTCTTGAAGACTTTCTATTTTTGTTATAAGTTCTTCTTCTAGTTTGTCTTCTATGTCTAGCCATAATATATTATATTGGTATTAAAATATATTATTCTATATTATTCTATATTAACCATTTAAAGCTTAATTAACATATTATGCTTAAAGACCACCAGGAAATCCGACTAAGTTGGCTCCAATACCAAATCCGGCACCCGACCTAGCAGTCACTCCCATCGAAGGAATATATGTATCCAATATGGCGAATGTAGCAGCAGCGGTCAAAGCAATTAAAGCAATTTCTTCAAGATTCAACGAACGTTTGGGAATGGCAAATGCAGCAATTGCAACCATCAAACCTTCAATCAAATACTTGATAACACGCTTAATTAGTTCAGTAATATCAAAGACACCCATCTTTATATAAAATAATAAGAAAAAAATAATAATTAATCAAATTAAAACTTAAAACGAAAGTTTCACTAAATGTATAATGAGTAAAACTAACGCTTCCAAAAAGTCCTTTGAAAGAAAGGAAAAGAAAGATGGATCTCCCAATGCTAAATATGTCGATTTATTGGAGGTCGATAAACCTATTGCTGGTCAAAACTTTGGATGTTTTTCATTTATTTCTCCAGAAAAGACCTTGAAGCAGCGGGAAATGTTTTTATTTGAAGAATTCCTAAAGCAATGGGAAATGAACAAATCAATGGAAAAATTCCATCAGTTCCTTAATTTTGTTTCCTTTAAGTATAAATTGCAGTTTGAAGAAGTTATTAAGGATTTTGAATCGTTTGTCAAAGAAGAGCGAGATACTATCGTTAATTCCTCTATTGAAGATGACTACAAGACTTTCTTGGACCGTGATGAGGAAGAACTTGAAAAGAAATTTAACCTAAAGTATAATTTCCAAACGTCTGTAAGAGGTTTTAAGGCAAGAGGTAACTTCTCTTCTCAAGAAGAGGCCGAGTTGCGCGCTAAACTTCTAAGAGAAACTGACCCTAATTTTGATGTTTTTGTCGGTCCCGTTGGCACTTGGCTTCCTTGGGAACCTGAAGCATACAAGACCGGTCGCGTTGAATATATGGAAGAAGAACTCAACCAACTCGCTCACGAAAAGAAGAAAAATGAGACTGTTGCTAAAACCGCATTTGAGCAACGTGTTAAGGAAACTAAACAGAAGGCCATCGATGAAAATAAAAAGAATGCTGAAAAACACGGTAATGTTCTTACTCAAGATATTGATGAAGAAGGCAATTTGGTCGGAGCCGGTAACAGCACAACTGAGAGTAATTTCGCTTCTAAAGAACCTGATACTATTTCTGTTGCTGATATCCGTTCTGAACTTTTCGATGGCGAAAATGTAGTTGTTGGTAAGACTGATTATGGTCAGTCTCAGTTGAAGTCTGGACCATTCTCTAAAACTGAATAATCAATATAAATATTTATAAAACTAGTTAAACATTGCTTGAATAATAATGTATACATCATAATGTCAAAATTTTTAAGATTAACAAATTTAATAATAAATATAAATTATATAAATACAATAGTTATAAAGCCAAACAAATATTGTATTAATATTATGAGTAACCATTTTGATGGGTTACATTGGACTGTTGCTGGATTTGGTATTGGTAATATTTCTTCAAATAATTATGCAATTGAAGTATGTGAAACTAAACATTCAAGTGATTACAAAATAGTTTCTGATTGGATTGATAAACATTAGTGGGGTTTCCTAAGAGAATTTACGTTAAATAAATAAAAAATAATAATACTTTTTATTTATCTATTATACATTATAAGGATTAGGGTCTGTTACGCTATTTGTTAATTCCAATATGTAAATTTCTTTATCTTTAAAATTATTGTTAAGAATGTTTATTAATACTTCTTTTTCTTTATCTCTTAAGTTGTTTGGTTCTACTTTACCAAACTTTTGTAAAACTAAACCATCCACAATAGCCCTTATTGATTTTTTGAATTTTTTCATAAAATAGTCTAGTTCTTCTAAAGTAGTATTTTCATAACCAGCTTCAACTATTGGTAAATTGCGTTTTAATAAACTTCTCAATTCTATAAATTTCAAATAATAATATAATTTTTCATTTAATATTGCTTCTATATTTGGACATCTAAACATTAATTCTGTTTGTAATTCAGTATTGTATAATTTGAATATTTTTGGATGTTCAAAATAAGATTTCACATTTTCTTTTGTTTCTCCGAAAACAACATCACATAATGCTGTATATCTACCTGAAGGACTAAAATATGCTATTTTAACTAAGTCCTTTCCAACTGTTTTTTCACTTGTGTTCGGTAACTCTAATGATATATTTATAATACCTTCTAAAAACCATTTTATTAGAAAAGATATATGTTCCGCTACATTTCTCATTTTCCAATCATTGTATACAATGCTATCACTATGAGTTAATTGTATATCTATATCCTCGCTTATATATTTGGAAGTATTTTGTATTTCTGATAACACAAATTGAACAGCTTTTCCTCCTTTAAAAATGAAATTATAATCTTGGTCGTTCATTGTATTTGAAATTATACCTAATAACAATAATATTATACATAATGCTGTATTTATATTAATAAAATCTATTTGCTGTTGTTGACTTTTTAATTCGAATTCTGGATTTTTCTTTGTATAATATGCTGGAAACATTCGTTCTATTATTTCACAAGTAGTCCAAGGATTTTCTTTGTATCCGCTTCTATAAGACACTTTAAGCGGATTGTCTTCAAATAATCGTGCTCTTATGCGGTCCCTTAATGCAAACAGGTCTATACCCTTATTTGTAAACAGAACTCTCCAAAATTTTGGAGCTACACCTATATTGTAACCTATATTTGGCACATTGATTGGAACTTTTAGTTTTACTATTGGTGCTACTATTGTCGGCGCTACTTCTTCTACTATTGGTGCTTCTACTATTGGTTCTACTTGAGGTTCT